TATAAGCAATAACCATTTTATCCACATGCTCTACAACAGACATCAAAGCCTCACGCAAGTAATCACCTGCGTAATGAATAGTCATAAAACCCAACACCTTAATTTTGCTCATATTCTAATTCTTTACCAGTTAATGCAAAATATAGGTTTTGAAGTTGGTGAACGTATTGCAATGGATTATATTTTATACGATTTAAATTACCAACATTAAAATCACCGTACCAAAAATCTACTCTGCCATTTTTGTAAAACTGAAAAGCAAAAGATCTTGGATAAATACCATCTTTAAAATATCTGTTCCAATTCCCATGTTTATTATTTTCAAAACCAAACTTTAATAACCATTCTTCGGTTAGTAAGATAGGATCTAATTCTAACTTCTCTAAATGAAATTGATAAATACCAGTAGCTAATATTTGAGTAAATCCATTAACAGTTTTATACTGGGCATTTTTGTCTTTAACAAAATTCCCAATTCTTAACTCACTTGCTTTCATATATACCAATTAAATTCTTTACCATGTTATCAAATGTATAATTAGCCTTGACAAACTCATTGCCTTGCTTTGCTATTAAATCCCGTTCCTCTTTATGGTCATCCAAATAATATCTTAGCAATACCATTAAATCATATAAACTATTCCATGTCCTAACGTGAACATGATCTATAAAAGGCATATTTGGATAAGCCTTGCATAAACAGAACGCACCAGAGCCTAATATTCTGTAAATCCTATCAGAGCTATAAGAATCTTCGTCATAATGGCTCAGGTTAATAGCTATCTTTGTAGCTCTATATGCTTTTGATTCCTCTGCCTGTGAATGATTATAGTTACCGGCTACATTAAACCAGTTATTGCCGTAAACGCCATACTTATCGCCAAAATGCTTATGTAGCATCGTATTCATGTCTATTCGCAACCTGCTAAGCGGAAATTTATCGCCTCCATAATTATTACCAAAGAATGAAATCTCTCTGCAATTACCTATATCGCCGTCTGGCTTATATATCTCAGGATCGTAACCTATCTCTAAATAACCGCCGTTTACTACGTTTGCCACATCTCGCATATTGCTAAACAAAGTCTTATCTATATGAGGTGCCATTGCAATCATCCATGCCGGAGTTTCATCTCTTATGTCGCCGTTCCAATTACATATCCATGCGCCTGTTTCACGCATAGCCTTAACAGTTTCTATATGTATAATGTTAGGACTTTGTATCTGCATAAAGATAATATCAGGTCTAAACTCTCTGGCTATTCTTATCGCTTCTTGGTTTACATCCTTTGCCCCTGTGGATAACTCTATGTAATCTGTGCAGTTAGCCATAAAGGCTTTACGTGCTGAATCATTTGGCGGAGGTGCTACCATTAAACCTAGATGAAAAATTCTCATATTTTACGGATGTTATCCCAATCTCTCAGGAACTCTAATATTGATGGGTAATTTATACGACCTGCTCCGCACTTTCTGCGCACATGAATCCAACCATTTATAACGCCAATACAGATTTTATACTCTTCATTCTTGTATAGTCCTGCTTCACCGATAAAGTTGGCTTTAAACATTATTTGATTAATTTTAATCCATCCTCAATAAGCAATACTGTCATAGCGGATTTAGACCGCTTTTCTTTTTTAGTTAGCTTGATAATTTTTTCATAGACATCATCAGGCATTATTACTGTGATTCGTTTCATTTAGTGATAAATTATGTCTAAAAAATTAATCATAGCCTTGTAATTTAAAAAGCAATAGATTAAAAATGTTTGAGTTTTTGGATTTAATGCCGTTTCACTTGATTCCCAATATTCCATTACAAGAGCTTGCAAGTTAAAAATATCTGAAGGCCCTATTATAGAAACAGGGTTGTGAGATATTTCAGTATTATTGTCTTGATTAATAACTAAAAAAAAATTATAATCCTTATTTAATAATCTTGTAATACCGTCAACTATTTCATAGCTTTTAATAACATCTAATTCTTCTAGTTCTCCATCAATCCGCTCCTTAGTTATCTTACACTTTATATTTTTTGTTTTCATTCTGCTAATTTACCACTATTTACCACAATTCCAAATAAAACAAAAAAAACCTGCCGATTTCTCGACAGGCTTCCCCATAAACACTAAAAAAGTTAGCTTGGATTAGCATTAAGTGAACCAGTCACAAATGCATCAGTATAGTAGATAGGTAAAGCAATTCTACCTTCAACACGAACTGTAATCTTGTTCTCACGAACGTTAGTACCATCTTCCTCAAAGAATCTTACAATAGGATTCTCACGTACAAATAGCTGCGCACCTTTTGCCCAGTCTCCAACGATGTACTTAGAATCACTCATTGCAGTAGACTTAAAGATAGGAACTCCAGAGATAAACAACTGACCATTTACAAGATCAACTGCAACTCCACCTGGAAGGGTGTAGTCATTAGTAGTTCCTCTAGTAAGCATTAAAGCATAAAACTGCTCTGGACTTAACAAGATACCATTTGCAGAGTGGTTATTGCTTTCAACTTGTGCAATTGAATCTAGCAACTTCTCAACCTGAATAGTACGAAATCCTGAGTAAGCCTCAGCGTTAGTAATTAAACCACCTAGCTGCGGAGATACACCAGTCCCATTCAATAGCTGATTATCTTCTGCATCTAAATATTGCTCTAACAAGCGGCTTTGAAGATAAGAACGCATAGCTGAGATATCATCTAAAGCCTTGCGAGTAATCCGCAAGAATCCTGCGATAAACTCACTTGGTGCAACCTCTTCTGTCAAATCGTAATCAATCTGTGATTTTGTTCCAGAGTTATCTAAGAACGGAGATACCGATCCCTCTGATCCTGTCTCTTGAAGATAGTGAATTGCAGAGGTAGTCATAACTCCAGTAGGTAACAATGATCTAATGTGCAACTTACGTGGCGCAGCAGGAATGATACCTGGTAGCATCTGCACGTTTGCAGCAGCAAGATCAGTAATGTTAGCTAATGACATATCGCCAACTGTCTTTAATTCCATTGCAAACTGCTTGATCTCTTTTCTACGGAATTTCTCCAAATTATCAGAGTTCTCATCCATAGCAGTAGCAAATGCTTGATTGAAAGAAATTGGGTTTGCTTCTTTAGCATCCATTTTTATTCTGTTAGCTTGTGATTGCGCTTCTAACAATGCTTTGTCCATTGCATCAATTCTAACAGATGTAGATTTTTGCAATTCCTCTAGCTTTAAATCAGCTGCCTTTGTAGCTTCGCTGATAGCGTTTGCGATGATAGTCTTTGCTTCATCTAATGTTTTGGCTTTGTTTGCATCTAGCAACTCCTGAGCCTTTAATTCTAAATTGTCCATTTCTAATTTTTTAAGACGTTAATTAAACTTGTTAATATATTCGGCTCATCAGTTTTAGGAGTGGATTTGACCGGCTCTTTACCTAATAGTGAATTTTTTCCTAAATTGAAAGCCTCTAATTGGAACTGCTTTAATGCAATTTCCAATCTGCCGAAGCCTTCATCCGTTAAGCTACCATCTTTTAGTAACTTAATCATTTTACCAATCTGGTCATTAATCTCTGCCATTGTCAAGGACTTGAATCCTGTAAATGGAGTATTTGGATTAGCTCCTAGAGTTACATTTGATCCCTCGTATAACTTAATCTCTTTAATCATTCTCATTCCTGTCTGCTGATCATAGTCTGACTTAATCGTACTAAACCCAATGGAATGCTGAACAACAATACCCTCTGCATAAAGAATCATTGCATCCTTTCCGTAGCTTGTAGGTGCAATCTTACTTTCAAAGTAAATACCTTTCTCCTGCGCCTCTAAAACCATTGGTTTACCATGCGGTTGTGCGTAGTTATGCTGATTTAAAAAGAATATCTCATTTGATCCCATCGGGCCGCGTTCTGCAATTGTCTTTGTCGCTGCGCCTGGCATTATAATATCATCATCATAATCCATATTCCCAAAACTCGCAAAGTAACCGGTAACAGTCATCCTTTCGGGATCCATGTCCTTAATCTCGGCTTTATAGTTTTTGTATTCCAATAATCCTTTCATAATTGAAAATTTTATGTAAATATACTATTCATTATCTATTTCTTTTAATTTTCTTATCGCCCATTCAACTCCTGCCGTACCACCCCATGCATCCCACATTAAACCACCGCAACCCTCTGAATATGGAACATCTGCATGTTGTTGATGTCTTTTAAAAGATGCCATTCTAGCGATTGTATCTCTAGACAAAGGTTCTCTGTTTGCTAACTGTCTAGCTCTAGCTTTGCCCACAGGCGTTCCACATTCGCCCCATCCGTTTGATTCAACCCATTTTAAGGCTCTTTTTGCGTTATTAGTTGCTGCCTGTGGGTAGTCTGTATAGGTTTTAGCTTTTCTCATATAGGCTGGTGTTCTCGGCTTCAATATCGGCAATCCATCTGCATCCTTTATAGCTTCCGTTGCCATTACACATCTGCAATTAACAACCTCAGCTGCAGGTGCGCCAACCTCACCCGGATACATCATTGGAACGCCACCAACTATAAAAGGCTGATTTATGGCTATTCTATCTTGCGTCATTAGCAAATGACTTCGCCTTGTGCGCTTATCCTTTGTGTTTATCCAAAACTTTTGCACCTCGTAATCAGAACTCTCAGCACCCATGTTAATCCCAAAGTTTGCGGTTTTTGTTGACTCGGTTCTTGCAATAACCAAAGACCTTGCTCTGTTATATGCAGGATCGTTTAATGTTTCTTGAAATAATTTAGCCTGATCTCGTCTGGACAAATTTTGTCCTAAAATATTAGATAATAAGTTATTAATAATATTCTTTGTTGTATCATCAATACCCTGAACTGTAGTGCCACCAACAAGCCTAAAGAAATTCACCATCTCTTCATACCATGCAGCATTAAAGAAATCTATTATAAAATCCTTTTTGGTTTTAGGTACTGAGTTTCTAATCCAGTCATAGGAAAATGTCGCAGCTGATACGCCAACCTTTGTGTAAATCTTTTCTAATCCAGAATATAAAGGTTTTTGCTGAACTAAGAACTGAATGTATAATTCGATATTATCAAACGTATCCTCATTGACAAAGTCAGCAACTGCACCTGTCTGATCATCTAGTGCCTTCTTAATGATGGGATAAGCATAAGCCTCATACTCCTTATGTAGCTTTAAATATGTTTTATGATATTTAACACTACTTGCCATTTATTGTAGCATTGTTATACGCCGCATCTAAAGACAATTCCTCAATCGGAACTAGATTAGCCGGTACGTAAATATTACCCATCTCTTTAGTGCTAATCTTATCATACCCTTGAGCAATACGCTTTTCATCAGGCGTTATCCAATAGGACTGATTTAGCCATGCAGTTAGCTTTGCCATGTCCTCTTGCATCTCCGGATAACTACTAAAATCAAAATCAAAATAGTATTTCTTTCCGTAGGCTTTCGCGTATGGCTCACACACAAACTTATTGATGGCATCCCTAATTTTGCGAGATAGCGGAGCGGTTGCGTTATAAATTAACTGCTTAGATGCCCAACCCATGTTATTGTCAGTTGATGCAGATTCGCTACCTGAGAACTGAAT